TTCACGCCTACTTAAAAGTTCAAGTAAATCACATACAGTTTCTACCACTAAAACATCACTATTTTGTTTATCAACAGTTATGCTCATCAAACACCCCCTTTATTATCTAACTTCATTAAAAGTTCAGCGATATAAGCAGCTACATCACGATCACTTTCTAATGCTTCCATAGTTTCTTCTGCATCTTGCATATAGTTTTTGGACTGATTAATAACATAATCATCACCACGAACACCGATCACGTTTGCTTCGCTGTAGTATGGAACATTGTTTTCAGAGGGGCTAACACCTTCAGCTTTTTCTAAGGCTTTTTCTTCTGATTCCGCCTCTATTGGACATAGAAAGCTCTCAGTCATGTCTATAATTACACTATAAGTTTTCATTGTTTCTCCCTGTTTATTAAAGAATATACATTATACGAAATATCCCATAGATATACAACACTTGTTTTTACAACCAGCTGCACGCCGTCCCGGTCTGCGGGCTTTGTCAGAACACGGTCTGCGGGCTTTGTCAGAACAGACAAGCAAGCACCCACCAATAGCTACGTTTCGTTCACCAGCTGCTGCCCAGGGGACGGCAGCTCTTTTGTCAGAACAGACAAGCAAGCACCTATTGCTACGTTTCGTTCACCAGGCTGACCAGGGCACGGCGATCGCTTGTCAGAACAGACAAGCAAGCAACCTGCGCTGCTGGCCCAGGGGACGGCGATCGCTTGTCAGAACAGACAAGCAAGCGCCCACGGACCAAGGACTTCAAGCCCATTGTTGTATTACCAACAGCTGCGTTGCAGTTTGCTGCTGCGGCCTGGATCCCTGGGAAACTTTTGTCAGAACAGACAAGCAAGCAGTTATCCACAGGTTGTCCACAGTTTGTGGTTAGTTATCCACAGGTTACGGCAGAATAAAGAAGCGGCTGATTGGATTTCTAAGGGCTTTGGTCCAAGATTCTTCGAGCGCGGCCCAAGAACCTTGGTCCCCGGTCCATATGGGTTCTGTTTTTAGCCCATGGACGACCAACGACTCGACCTGGGACGCATGATAGAGGTGCATCGTGAATTTTCTGGGGGTAGAAGGGCGGAGGGCCTGTGCCAGGATAAAAGCGGGCGCATTTGCTCTCTCTTCGTGATATGCGATCTGGTGCGGCGATAGCGAAACTTTATTACTTTGGGTTACTTTAAGTTCAGCAGTAAAGTACACGCCAGCTGGGGACACCCCCAATACATCAGGAATACCTAGATTAACCCATGACTCAATGCGTATCAGCCGAAACGACTTCAAATTCGTTTTGACTTTTTTCCAAAATAAAGATTCTTTTTTAGCCACAGTAAGTCGAGTGTATCAGAATAAACAAAAAAGAACTTGATATATAAGATAGGTTTGATAGACTTGAGTGGTGTAGAGAAATAATTTTCTACACGGATAAACGACGGGTAGTGTCATCTTCGGTTGGCACTACTTGTAAAAACAAACTTAACTAAGGGAGTTAATTATGAATAAAGTAAAACACTTAAACGGCGAAATGTTAGCCAGAGCCTGCGCTTTTGCAGCTAAACCAAAAGACTCACGTTTCTATTTAAGAAGCGTGTTTGTTGAACGCAGAGAAGAGGGAGGTGTTTACATAGTAGCCACCAACGGCCATATTCTTTGTTGTTACACAGATGAAGAAGCCATACCAAACGAAGATTTTGAAGGTGTGATACTCGACATCTACCAAGAAAACTCATCAAGAATACATTCTTTTTTTGGTGATCTTAAAAAGAAACCAAGAAGAGTAAATATGACCGATGAAGGTTGGTCTGGTGCTGTTTCTATTACAGACGACGACGCGCTCAATTCAAGATTGGTTACTGTTATTGATGGAATGTATCCTGACTGGCGACAGATATTTAAGCAAGAAGTTGAGCATCAAGAAAATGTAAGTTTTGATCCAAAATACTTGGCTTTATTAAAGGACTTTGTATTAAAAGGATCAAACGACTCAGTAACGCTTCTTCGATCTAGTGCAGAGAAAGTTAATATCTTTCAAACACCGAATGGGGTTGTTGGAGTTATGCCAAGAAAAACACAAGACCTAGACGACAACGAGCTTTTGAGTTCAGAAGCTGCGATTCTTGAGGAGGTGTCCAATGGCTGAATACTACAAACCAACAATAGAAGAAAGCAGTAATGCTTTGTTTAATTGTTTAGATATAAAAAGAACGCTTGAATCACACAACCTTATGAACACCACTAGAGTTCATGGTGGAACAGAGAATGAAGATACACTCGGAGATTTAATATCTGATGTCATTTTATTTTTAGAAAAACTAGAGGAGGTGTCCAATGACTAATTATTACAAACAAGGCACTCGTCAAGAAGTTGTCTACGAACAAGACAACGAAAACAAAGGCGCTGTTATGTTGGGTTGGGGCAGAGGTAAAGTGCTGTTTGAAAAAGATTCAACAACTGGTGAGATAACTTGGATTGATCCTAGCGAAGATGCTAGGGTCAGCCAAATTCTTATCAGCAGAGCAAAAGTAATATATAAAAAGGCGCAAAACTGATGTTGAGGTTACTTGGTTTAATACTTATCGTTCTTGGTTTGGTGTGGTTAGATTTATCTACTTTGCCAATCAAGAAGGATTTGTATTTTATATATTTACTGGGAACTTTTAATAACCTTTTTTCACTTAACTACACCACGGCCGTTGCACAATCTTTTTTGTGTGTTTCAATCGTAGGCTATGGTTTTTATCTAACGGGAAAATAACATGAAAACAAATATTTCAATAAAGCTATCGGACGACCAACGTTTGAACCTAGCTCAAAAATACAACAACACTACAAACAAAAAACTTTTGACCAGGAAAGAATTAAACGACATTGTTTTAAACTTTGTTGAGGAGTTGTTTGAGTCTAACGGAAGTGTGCGGAACACAACCAAGAGAATTATAGAAAATGGTGAGTGGACCAAAATTCATTTTTATGAGGGCAAAAGAATGTCTAAAGAAGATTATGATAAAATGCCAGATGGTCCCAGAAAATTTTATGGTTTTGATTATGAAAGTTAAAAACAAAGAACATCAGTTCTTAGGGTTAAAAGAACTTAACCAGTTGGTTGTGGAATATCCTAATGATGCTGCTTTAGGCAAATACATTAGAAAGATGTATTGGAAGCAAAGAGAAATACACGAAAATTGTGGCACACCTGAGTGTTGTGGCACTTGCAACGAACCTGGTTGGATAGACGCAACACCAACATGAAACTAATAACTAAAATCCTAGACCCTATTTTTAATTTGTTTGATTGGATTAAACAAAAAATCAATAGAATTAAAAACGGGCCTATACAAACCCTACCAAAGAAAAAATGACAAAAATATGGCGAAAAAACGAATGGGAAGAAATGACCGAAGACCTTCAGAAAGATCCTAAGTTTTATTATTTTGTTCAGCAAATGTACGACAGCAATTGTCGAGAAAGAAGAGAGCATGGACAAAGAGAGTATCAAAACGTATTTGATTACTACAGGAAATATCCCGAATGGTTAAGAGAAAAATTTTACGGCGAATCTTAAAATGACTGACATGGTAAACAAGCCTCCTCATTACAACCAAGGAGGGGTAGAGTGCATTATAGCTATCGAATCAAGTATGACATCAGAAGGGTTTCGAGCTTATTTAAAAGGAAATATTATCAAATATTTATGGCGTTATGAGCATAAAAATGGTATAGAAGATTTAAAGAAGGCTCAATGGTACTTAGCAAGGTTGAGGCTTCATATAGAAAAACAAGGTGAAAACGATGCAGGATTACCGACTGATAAAGAAACCTGATGAATACTTGTTAATTAGTTCTAATGGACAAAAAGTTAGGCTTTGTACTCAAGTTGAGAAAGAAGCACACAAGCTGGCAAAAAGAGCCATAAGACTATTAAACAGGACTAATCAGAACCTTCAGTAAACACAGCCTCTTCTGCTTCCAGGAGAGGTTTGTAATCTGACAACAGGTCCTTAATTCTTTTCTTGATTTCAGTTTCAGATAAAGAATCCAAAGAACCTGTACGGATCTCCTTACGCTCAACATAAAGTCCCGCAGCTCGTCCTCTTTGCACTTCAGCTGACACCGCAGCAGTCAAATTACCTTTTTCTAAGGCCTGATCTCGAATATCTGCTAATTTTCTAACATGCCTACCGAATGTAACTTCGTATTTACGATCTACTTCAGCTTGGAGTTCTCTTATGTATCTGACTACAACAGGGTATTTTTGTGGGTTTAAAAGTTCTGATGCTCTGACATGGGCGCTTTCTTTGCTGTACCCAGCTGCAATGGCGCACTCGGTTTGTGTTTTAGATCCGTCGTTATAAACAAACTCTTTTGCAAACTTAATTTGTTTGTGAGTCAGGTGTTTGTCGTTTCGACCTTGTAAGTTTCCTGATGTTCCTTTTGGCATACTGAATTATACCCATCAAAGTAAAAATAAGTAAAGAACTTTCACCGCACCCACCGCACCTCCACCGCACCTCAGTCAGGTTAGGTGAAAACCCCTATAAACAAAGGGTTTCATCCAAAACGCACCTCCGCACCTCACTTTTTGAAAAAAATTTCTGATTAGTTTTTTGTAAAAAGCTAGAAATAGAAGTTCAGGTTAGGTGGTAGTTGTCTATATAGGAAAACAAGACCCCTTGATTTCAAAGGGTTTCAGGCGTACCATACCTTGATTTTTACCTAACTTTTAGTGAACTTTTGCGTTTTTTTGAGGTGCGGTGGATAAATCGACACAAAACCCTTAGAAAATAACGTTTTATACCTATAAATTAGACAACACCCCATGGAAACAGTAAGAAAGCTCTGGAAAATGACCAAAAGTCCCTGGTCCTTCGTCCCTAAAAAACTCAACGAACGTCAAATTGTACAATTCCTACTCGACGTATTTTTATCCACAATTATGCTTGTATGTATGGGACTAATTTTATATACTTAGTCAATTAACTATAACTAAGCGCGTTAAGTTCTACGGATAAGAGGTGGTCTCAGTTCGTAGGTTTTACAAGTTTACTAAAGATTAGCGCTTAGTTCTCCCAAGTGGATTTTAGTAAACAATGAGGCCACACCACTTAAACACATATTTAGGAGCATACTATGAACACATTAATTTATTACACAAAAGAAGACGCAGACTTTTTAAGTCATACAACAGCGCAATACACCAAAGACTTTCTTGACCCAAAAGAAACATACAGAGGAGAGCTGCCAACGCATTCACCTATAATTCATTTCTTTGAGAGTCAATTGTCTGCTTTAACGGCATACAAAATATACGAGGAACAAGAAATCCCTTGTTGTTTAGGGTTTATACCTTTTAGTGGTGAGTGGGCCGTTGTTGTAGAAGACGAAGACTTTTTTAAATAAACCTACGTCCGTAATCGCCTAGGTTTAGAACTTCATGCACAGGTGAAGAGCCTTTGACCAAACCGCCTTTCTGCATCTTACCTTCAAATCCACCGCCTTCGATAAGCATTTCTCGAAGCGGTGCGATTTCCAATGCAAAAACATCCACGGGTCTTTCCACTTGTCGTCCTGTTTCTTCGTCGTTAACCTGTCCTATAAAATCAAATATCTTTTTAAAATCCAAATCAAACTGTTCAGATATTTGTTCTGCTTCCCTAAGAGCGTCCATGTAAGGACTTGTTGGACCGCCTCCTTGACTTGCAGTAGGAATATAAAGGTGAGTCACATTGGGATCGTGCATGAGACTTTTAACAATCGTAAGTTGAACCATAGCCTTGGGCCAGTCTTTCTTTAAAGGCATATCAGGAGTTACACCACGACCCGTCGCCGTGGCTTCAGATTCCATTAATTTAAGGTCAGCAAACTCGTTTAAAGTTGGTAGGTTACTCTCATCAGACGCTCTTTTATATAACTCAAAAAGCGCTGGGCTGTGTACCATGGCCTCTTCAAAATACGGTTTGTACAACGCAGCAACTTCTTTTCTGTGCCAATTTACACCATGCTCTTGAATTTTATTCAACCTTGTTTGTATTCTTTGCCCCAAATCAAAGACTTCTGGCTCTCCAATATCATCACGGCTCATTAAACCAAGTTTAAAAAGAGAACCGGGTCTGTATGTAAAGTTTCCGTCTCCAATCCAATCTTCAGTCAAAGTGTCGACCTGTTCTTTGGTTGGAACCACTCCCAATACTTCTCTTAACATTCCACCTATGGTGGTAGTATTTAAAGCCGGTGTTCGGGAACGTGTAAATTCGGCTTCTGCTATACTTCTGCCATAGTCTGCATACAGGTCACTAGCTTTTTTCATATTTTCACGCAACTCACCTGAGTTTTTTAAATTCGTATAAATATTACTAGGAAGGATCTCTTTAAGAACCGTAGTATACGCAGAAGGGGAACGTGCACCCACACCGTAATCACCGATTGCGCTTGATTTTAAATACTCGTTCATTTTAAAGTCTGGCAACAAAGAATATAAAGCTGTTCCAGGAGCGCTCATATACGAAACATTTTGAAGTTGCTCAATAGCTCTGTCAAAGATGTAACCGTTTTCTAGTTTGTCAAACTCCTTTCTCGTAAGTTTGGTTCCACCAGCCTTGCTTTTGTAAATAAAGTCGCTGTACGAAGGCCCTGTGCTTTGCACCCAACCATGCGCTCCCGACTGTACTTCGGTCATGTTTACGCCCATAGTGTTTTTGTATTTACCATCTGGCCCATGGCTAAACATACCACCACGCATCCACGCCAATGTCCCATCTCCAGTCCAATGGTGTATGCTGTCTGCAAAAGAATAGTAATCAGGATCGCGTCGTTTTATTTCTTCTTGGTAAAGAGCGATTCTTCTAAGTTGTTCGTTCATAGGAGCGGTTAAATCTATGTCAGGAGGAAGCTGAGACAAGCTGGCTTCTCCTTCTGGATCAAGTTCCGCATCATAGTTTAAAACAACCTCTATGTCTTCGCCCAATCTTCTTAATTCAGGCGTGCCGTTTCCTTGAAACTCGCTAAACGTTTGCATAACTGCGCCGTGTTTTGGTATATAAGGCTCAATCGGTCTTCCTTCCGATTGTTCAGAAGGAAAGAACATGGAGTTGAGAGAAACTATTCCAGCCATTCTTTCGTCGGCTTTTTCTTTTGCAGCATCTAACTTGTTTTGCATTTCCATATCTTGTTGAGCAGGAAACTCCAGTATTCTGGTCTCAACATCGTCTGGGTCTTCATTTAAAGTATCTATAAGTGTTTTAGGTGCACCAACGTTTTCTAGCTCCTCTTTAACAATTTCCAAATACCTGTTTCCAAAATATGTGTCTCTATCAAACCTTTCATCTAAGTTTGGAATAGCAAAAGAAGTGTAGTCGTCTCTGTCAACCGTCCTACCAGCATCCGACAACAAAATACCGTTAAACGCAGACAAGTGGTTTATATATCTATCTATGATGTCTTGTTTGGTAACCGTTTCTTTTCCTTTGTTTAAAAGAAAATCAGCTATCTTTCCTTCTATGGCTCTCGTAGCAAACAAAGAATTTTTATTTTTTGCTGGTTTAAACATACCGTGCGATTTCTTACCTTCTCCTGGTGCAAGTTCAATGTTTAAAAGCTTTAACGCTTCGTCGGCTGGCACCCCTTTTTTAGGAAAGTTTGCTAACAAAGGATTTTCTGGAGACAAAAATTTACTGTATGAAAACAAAGTTGGCTCAACCATACCTTGTTTTGAGTTGAATAAAATGTCCGATTGTTCTTCGCTAAACCTTGGCTTTACCATACCAAGCGGAGGGGTGGCGCCTCTAGGAAAGTCAGAATCAAACTGCTGTATGTCTTGGGATATTTGTTCAATTTTTAACAAAGGAGGTTTGTTGTAGATGTCTTTTCCTTTAATTTTTGGCTTATTAAGGTACATTTCAGGTCTTGAAGACTTCACTTCGTCGTAATAACCTTTAGCTGATTCTGCAACAAAATTTAAAATTTCGTTTTCATCCAGTCCAACCAAACGTTCATCGTCTGTGTATTCTGGTGCCATAAGATAAGCGTCGTCTGTTGAGACTTTACCCATTATTCTTTTAACGAAAGGAACAACATCCTCTTCTTTTATGCCAAATTTTTCCGCTGCAGAAAGCATTTTAGGAAAAAGTTCGTCAAAGCTTTGTGCATCAACGTTTCCATTGGACATTTGCGTAGCCCCTATTTCTAAAAAATCTATTTCAGAAGGCTCATACGCTTTTATTAAATTTGGGTATAAAGACTCTGCTGTAACTCTCGCATTAATTTGAGCTTGTTCTATTCTAGCTTGTCTTTCTTCGTCTTGTGACATGACAAAGGGAGCCTCTTCAACAGCCTCTTCTTGTGTGTCTTCTTGTGTGTCTTTTTTCTTTCCAAAAAGTTTTGTAAAAAGATTAGCGCCCAGCGTTCCATCTTGAGTTGGAGGAGCTACTTGTCCAAGCACTTGGGTACCAATCTGTGTGCCTGTTCCAGCACCGGCTCCCAACAAACCTTCACCAACGGCTGCTTTGGGATCAAACTGTAGTCCTTGGGCCGTGAGCGCTGAACCGCCAATTTGTTCCGTTGCTCCTTGCAGCCCTTCAGTCAGCCCTTCAGCAACACCGGCTTTAACTGTTTGTTTCCCCGCTTGTTTAAGAGTGCCTTTACCAATGCTGTTTAGAACCCCAACGTTTTTAATACCAACCGCGTTTAACACACCACTGGCTGCCGCTGTGCCCAGCGCGCCTGTCCAATCTTCCCAATTCGGCTCTTCTCTACCTTCGTTTTTTGCCCTTTCCAATGCAACAGGTCCAGCAATCTGCACCGCTTCAAACAAAGCAGGTCCCAACAAAGCCCCAACCGCCATGCTGACAGGCCCCGCTGTGGCACCAATTGCCGCACCACCGGCTCTGGTCGCTAAACTTCCAGCGATTTGTCCCGCTTGTTCAAATATAGCTCTTGGAAAATACTCCCAATTAAACCCTTCGCCCTGGGCATTGATAAACTCTCCGGCCGCAGCTTCATAGTTTTCAGGTTCTTCAACAATGTCACGCATAAACTTTTCCCAATCCTTCATACCAAGGGCTTGAAAAGTGGTTGCCATGTTCTCCAGGGGTTGATCTATTGCGTATCGAAAAGCCGAAGAAAGGCTTGTATCTTTGGGGGTCGTCGCCATACCCCTATCATACACTTAATGTCGGTTTGAAAAAAGTCCTTGGTCCGCCGTTGTTTGCATAATAAACGTGGCTAGTTCGACCATTGTCTCTCGATCAAGATCCATGGTGTTTGTAACAGAAGACAACAGCACAACCAAAGCAGTGGCTACTTCCCAGGGACTTACGTCTTCTTCGTCAAAATGATTTCGTATTATTGGAATCATGTCTGCGACAATTTTGTCTACGGTTGTTTGTGTCATGGGGTGATCTAGATATTCTTTTACTGTGTCTGTACTCATTATTATAGCCTTTTATTTAAACCAATTTCTTATTTCTCCAAGAATCTCATTGCTGATTTTAACTTTGCTTAAAAGATTTTGAAGTATTTTTTCATCAACCGTATTTTCTGATACAAGGTCGATGTATGTGCAACTTTTTTCTTGTCCTATTCTGTGAATCCGATCCTCGGCTTGCACCCTTAATTCTAAATCATAGGAATTAGAATAAAATATCATGGTACCGGCTTCGGTTAAAGTAATACCTCGGCCACCTGTTTGCGGATTGGAAATGAAGTAGCGCAACTCAGACTCTGGATCTTGAAACCTATCAATAATTCTTTGTCTTTCGTCCTGTGGTGTTTTGCCATAATAAGACGCAACAGAGTTTTCACCAAACTTCTCCGCTATGGCTTTTTCTAATTGTTGAATGTCGGTTTGAAACACAGCAAAAATCACAGCTTTATCAGATGTTTCTTCTAATAGATCTAGCACAGTACGCACTCGATTGTTTTTAAGAACAATCGTTTCTCCATCTTCGTTACGCAAACTACCAGCAACGACTTGTTGCAACCGCATAATCTGTGTCAACACATTCATAGTGCTGAATACTTCATTGTCTAAAACCATCAATGCTTTTTGTTTCATGGTTGCATACGCTTTTTTCTGTTCATCAGTCAGTTCAACATACCGCTTTGTGTAGACTTTCGGAGGAAGGTCTAGGCATTGGTCCTTCGTCTTACGAATCGAGAAGTCTTTGATGGATTCTTGCAGTTCTTCAAGCCTTTGAAACCCTACGATCTGTTGAAAGCTGTGCGATCCCATGCGACGTGCCTGGGTGATTGCATAACGTGCGCTGAACGCATAATAACTACTGAAGCCGAGTAAGTTAGGCGACAGAAAATAACACTGGCTGTACAAATCTAGAGGGGCTTTTGTGATTGGAAATCCGGTAAGGATTCTTCGGTAGTCAGCAAGAGGTGCCAACTTGATTAAATGTTTTGTTCTTTTAGCTTTCGGATTTTTTATTGTCGTGGATTCATCAATAGCCATCATTACATCGTGAACAACCATAAACTCTTCTACAAACTTACACGCTTTAACAGTAGCAAACGCTTCGACATTGACTAAAAATATGTTTAGTGTTCCGTCGCTGTCGCCTTCAACCATTTCTTTGTAGTCCTTTAGCCATTGTTTAGTATGATTAGGCTGCCAAACCAAAACGTTTCTTTGTATGTGGTCCGGTAAATGTTTGTTGACCTCATGCACGTCCCAGTTTCTTAAATTACCTTTTGGTGATACAATAAGAAGTCCAGTAATTTTTCCTTGCTCGAAGAGCATACCGGCGTTATCTAATAAGATTTTTGATTTGCCAAGGCCCATCTCAAGGAAAAGTGCGTAAAGACTTTTGTGAGCACTCTTGGCTAAAGTTTCTCGTTGGTGGTCGTAGGGTTCGGTTTTGTAATTATAAGCTTCTATATCCATTATTTTCATATCCTTCGTTATTCGTTAAAATATTTCTTGCAATCTATTCTACTGATAGTATAAGATTAGTCAACCATGACGAGAGAACGAAAGAAAAAAATCATTTTAGAAATCTGTAGCAACAGAAAAAATGAATGGTTTATTAACTTCACTCCTCATCAAAGTTTCGGCGAATCTTTAGGTCCGTTCAACAGTTTGGATGAATCATTAAGATATGTGTACACTATATTGGATCAACCAAAACATAGTGTTGAAGTCGTAGAGGTTAACAACGAAGGCCTTATATTTTTTGTGCCTGACTTTGAGATCAACTACGAACCGAAGAAAGAAGAAAAAAATAACGTAATACCAATAGAACGAGGTAAAAAATAATGAAAGAGTTATTCGAAGAGAGCATAAGAAAACAAGTAGAAAGCATTGAAGAAACAGACATCGAAAGTCTGAGTAAACTTTGCAAAGACTTACTTACACTTGAAGGCCAAATCGGCAACACTGAAGAAAAACTTAGACGACTCAAAGAGCAGTCTAGGGAACTCAGTGAACAAACCATTCCAAATAAACTTGCAGAGTACGGCGTTTCTGAATTGAAACTATCAGACGGCTCTAGCATATCAGCAGAACCATTTTACAGTGCTCGCATCACGGCTCGCAACGTCGAGACAGCTCACAATTGGCTAAGAGAAAACGGACACGGTGATCTAATAAAGAACACTTTGACGCTTACTTTTGGACAAGGTGAGGATGAGATCGCTTCCGAATTGGCGGAGCTGCTTACGAAACAAGGCCACATGCCAGCAACGAAAGAAGCAGTTCATCCAAGCACCCTCCGTGCTTTCGTAAAAGAAAGAATAGAATCGGGGGACCCATCGTTTGATGTAGACACACAGAAAAGTTTCTCTGTGTATGCAGGCAAACGCACAAAAATAAACCGTTGAATAAATAAAGAGGAAATAAGATATGGCAACGAAGAAAAGTAATGGGACATCTATAACGTCCCTATTTGAAAACATCGAAGAAAAAGGTTTCGGTGATCTCAGTACGGAAGACCTTCGTACTCCAAGAATCAGCATAATCCAGGCTTTGTCTCCACAGAGACAAAAGAACTCCAGTGATTATCTTGCTGACGCGGAAGAAGGTGATTTGTACTACAGTGGAAGCAGTGTCGCTATTAGTGGCGATGACGGCTTGTTGTTTTTACCTTCTTACTATAGCAAAACACTCGTTGAGTGGGGCTTGCGTGAGAAAGGTGGAGGCTTCAAAGGCGTGCACCCAGCAGATTCTGACCTTTTGAACCGATGCACACGCGACAGCCAAGGGCGTATGGTTACACCAAATGGGGAAACCCAATTGACCGTAACCTCAAACCACTACGGCTTCGCGCTCGTTGATGACGTGCCACAAAAATGCGTCATTAACATGACAGGATCGCAACTGAAGCATTCGCGTGCGTGGAACACGATGATCCAAGGTACAAAAATGAAAGGAGCAAAAGGCATGTTCACGCCTCCGGCTTACTCTCATTGGTACCGTCTATCCACACAAGTCGAGTCCAATGATAGAGGTAGCTGGTACAGTTATCACATCATGCAGGAGCGGGTGTTAGAAGAGAAAGAAAGAGACCTTTTTGCAGAAGCAGAAGAGTTTGCTAAATTCGGATCTTCTGGTGCTTTGGATCAGCTAGGTGGCCCTAGCAAATCTGGTAGCAGTCCTGCGTTGGAACAGTCCGGTAACAAAAAGGATTGGGAAGACTAAACGAAAAAAGGATGCCCCTCTGTGTATTGTGTATAGACAAATAAACAATAACCGAGTCCAAATTGGTTTCAGAGGGGTTTTCCTAGAGACAAGGAAGCTATGTGAAAGAAAAAGCAGAAATTTTGATGCGCATTTTCTCTGGTTTAACTAGAGCACACGGAATTTACGAGATAACAGGAAAGCAAAAGAACACAGCAAAAGGAATTAAAAAAGAAGGCAGAGGGAAAACTCTGCACCAACCAGTTACAACAGAGCTTTGGCAAAAACACGTTGCCGGAGAGGTATCAATAGGAATTATTCCTTTAACAGATGATGAAAAATGCTCTTGGGGGTGTATTGATGTGGACGAATATCCTATCAACACCAAGCAAATTCTAAAGACAATCAGTGAAATGCAACTGCCCCTTGTACCCTGCATGACAAAATCAGGCGGGGTGCATCTTTTTATGTTCACTAAAGAACCCATACCCGCGTTTAAGTTTCAAAACAAGCTAGAAGAGATAGCGGCAGCAATGGGCCGTACAGGCGATGAGATATTTCCTAAACAATATGAATGGTCAAAGCAGTTGCCTCAACAAAAACAAACAGGAAATTGGTTAAACATGCCGTATTTTTCTGGAGACGATACTACTAGATACGCTCTGAACTCAAAAGGAGACGCTTTAAGCATTGAGGAGTTTGTAAGGATTGTAAAAAGAAGAGCAATTAGTGAAGAAGACCTAGATAAGTTTGTTGCAATAAAAAAGAGCAGAAAGAAACAATTAAACGGAGACGGTTTGTGGGACGAGGCGCCTCCTTGTTTGGTTCACATGAAACTTAACGGCGTGCCTGAAGGCACAAGAAATAACGCAATGTTGAACTACGGAGTATTTTTAAGAAAGGTTTACCCTGAAGGCGAGCAGTGGAAAGACAAACTACAGGAAGTAAACAAAACAGCTTGCACAAACGCTCTGTCTCACAGCGAGCTTAACTCAATCATACAAAGTTTAGAAAAAACGGATTACAAATATCAGTGCGGCAAAGACCCATTAAAAAGTTTTTGCCAGAGCGGTATTTGTATAACCAAAAGACATGGCATAGACGCATCACAAAGAGAACCTGTTTATGGTGGTCTTAGAAAATACATGACTGATCCACCTCTTTGGCATTTAGACATTGATGGTCAAACAATTGTTTTAGAAACAAAACAGCTTCATAACTTTTCTATGTATCAACAAAAATGTATGGAGGTTTTAAATATATGTCCGCCCGATAAAAAGAAATCAGACTGGGTTGCGCAACTTAACGCATGGCTACAGGAAGTGCAGATTGTGGATGTTCCTTCTGACATGACAAAACGAGGAGTGTTAAAAGACGCAATATATGAGTTTTGCAGAATATCAGAGTCCTCTTCTCGTATGGCTTTGGTTTCTGGTGGCGTGTATAGACACGAAGAAGAAGGCATTAAAGAGTGGTGGTTTACAGGTAGGGATGCAGTCATCTTTATACAAGAGTTTAAGAAGATGAGGAACATTAAAGAAGCAGAGGTGTTTACACAGTTAAAAGAAATGGGAGGCATCAACACATCTAAATGGGTTGACAAGGCTGTTGGAAACAAAAAGGTTTGGATCATGGATGTTAGAGAGATAAATGAAGACGCTGTGTCTTTAGATGATTTTAGACTAGAAACGGAGAACAAAGAATGGGAGTAACAAAATATTATGGTCCTCCAGGAACAGGGAAGACAACAACTTTGCTAAATATTATAGAGAAAAGCATAGACGAGGGAGTTGCACCAGAGCGAATTGCTTTTATATCTTTTTCTAAAAAAGCAGCTGAAGAAGGAAAGAACAGAGCACACGTCAAGTTTGGTTTAACTTTTGAAGAGATGCCTTACTTCTGCACAAGCCACGCGTTTTGCAAAAGAGTCATGGGCATATCGCATGTGGTGGGTGGCAGAGACGTGTTTGATTTTTTAAAAGAATACGAATTTAAGTTAACCAAAGAATATCCAAACAACGCAAGAGCAATTAGGTCCGTGGTCCAAGATCCGTATTTCGACATCATAGAACGAGCAAAAACAAACTGTCGGTCTTTAAAAGAAGAGCGACTGTCTTTAGACGCGTCTCAAAGAAAAGGTGTTGTACCACACATGTTGGAACCGTTATCAGAAGCTTGGGAAGAGTTTAGGTTGTCTCGAACACCTGTGTTGTTTTCTTTTGCCGATATGATTGTAAGTTTTTTAGAAGACGGCACACCACCACCACTAGACCTTTTAATTGTAGACGAAGCACAAGATTTGGCGGAGCTGAACTGGCGTTTGGTAGACAAACTAGCGAGCACAACGGAGAGAACTTTTATTGCTGGAGACGATGACCAAGCCATTTATGAATGGAACGGAGCTAGGCCTGAAAGGTTTGTAAACTATGAGGGAAATAAAATCGTACTAAATCAGTCCTATAGGATACCAAGAACTGTTCATCCGATTGCAAAAAGAATATCAGAGAGAATAGTCTCTAGGGAACCAAAAGAATATAAGCCAAGAGAAGAACCAGGAAGTGTCAATAACGTTTCTTCAATAGATACGTTGCCTTTGGAAAAAGGAGAGTGGTTGATTATGGCTTCTTGTGATTACATGTTGACCGACACATCAAAAGGATACAACATTAGAAAGTATTTAATAGACAACGGCTATCCTTTTGCTCACAACCACTACAGATACATTCCTTTAAGAATGATTTCAGCTATTGAAACTTGGGAAAAAATAAAAACCGAGCCGGTCACTTTATCAGAGCTAGATGATTTGTATTATTACTTAGGAAAACAGGGTGTAAAAAGAGGGTTTATAAGTAAGGTGGGACAAGACAAAGAGCTGGGACACAAAGTAACTTTAGACGAAGCCATGGACAACTATGGTTTAAAAGAAGAAATATTAGACAAAACATGGAAAGAACTATTTGACAAAAGCATAGACGTAGAACGAAAAGGATTTATTGAAAAAGCAATGAATAACAAAGAAGACTTACATGGAGAACCGCGCATTGTTATATCTACGATACACCAAGCAAAAGGCGGTGAAGCGGAGAATGTGGCTGTGTATCTTGATTTATCGAAAGCACAAAAACAGTCTTCAACACTACAACCCGATGGGCTTCACAGACAGTTCTATGTCGCAGTTACGCGTACAGTTGAGAACCTGTATTTTATAAAAGCCCAAGATGATTATTATAGGTACGTTATATGAGTTTTGTTTACAAACCCCCCACAGAGTGGACACCACCAGATGTTTTTCCAACACAACTATTGAAAGATGCAAAGGAGATTGCAATTGACTTGGAGACTAGAGATCCAAGACTAAAAGAATTAGGCCCTGGATATATTCGTGGCGATGGAGAAGCCGTAGGCGTGTCTATTGCTTGCGACGGCTTTGCCGACTACTTTCCGTTTGCACACGAGTCTGGTTTTAATTTTCCAAAGAAACGAGTTTTAGATTTTGTTAAAGACGTTGTGTCAGAACAACAAGACAAAGTGTTTCACAATGCAACATACGATGTGGGTTGGTTAAAGAACGAAGGCATAGACGTCAAAGGAAAGATTATAGATACCATGATTGTCGCACCTTTAATTAACGAGAACATGTATTGGTATACGTTAAATGCTTTGGGACAAGAGTATTTGCAAGAAGGAAAATCAGAAGCAGAGTTACGACAAGCCGCAGAAGAATGGGGCATTGATCCGAAAGCAGAAATGTGGCGACTGCCTTCTGCTTATGTGGGAACCTATGCAACACAAGATGCTGCACTGACTTTAAAACTTTGGAATCATTTTAAACTACTGCTTGAAGAACAAAATCTTTGGAACATCTTTGAATTAGAGATGAGAGTTCTTCCCGTGGTTCTTGATATGAAACAAAGAGGCGTTCGCGTAGATGTTGAAAGAGCGTCTGTTCTTAAAAAGAAATTGATTGCTAGAGAAAAGAAAATTGTGAAAGAAATACTGGATGAGTCTGGCGTTAAAGACATACAGCTTTGGGCAGCAAACTCTTTGGCGAAAGTTTTTGATGCGATGGACCTATCTTATTCTAGGACGCCCACAGGACTGCCTAGCTTTACCAAAGCGTTCTTAGAAAACCACAGACACCCCATAGCTCAAAAGATAAGAGAAGCTAGGGAAGTCAATAAAACACACAGCACGTTTATAGACTCTATTTTAAAGCATGAACACAACGGACGTATACACGCTGAGATTAGGCAACTAAAAGGAGAGTCTGGTGGCACAGTCACTGGTCGGTTGTCCATGAGCAATCCAAACCTACAGCAAGTGCCCGCGAGAAACAAAGAGATCGGTCCTTTGATTCGGTCTTTGTTTTTACCGGAAAAGGGAGAGCAGTGGTGTTCTGCTGACTTTTCTCAACAAGAGCCAAGAATACTGACACATTATGCCAATCGTTCTCATTATGACGGAGCAGAGTCGGTTGCCGACGCTTATCAACAAGGAGACGCAGACTTTCACCAAGAGGTTGCGAATCTTGCAGGCATAGACAGAAAGACCGCTAAGACCATAGGGCTTGGCATTATGTATGGCATGGGCAAAGGCAAGCTGGCAGATCAGTTGGGTGTGACAGTAGAAGAAGCTTCAGAAATACTCGCCAAGTTTAATACCTACACTCCTTTTGTTAGACAACTTGCAGATTCTGTAATGAGAAGCGCAAGTCAGAAAGGATATATTAAAACCATATTGGGTAGGCGTTGTCACTTTGATATGTGGGAACCGCTTAGATATGGAACAGGTAGGCCTATGAAATATAAAGAAGCTGTACACGAGTACAACGGAGAAATTAAACGAGCGTTTGTTTACAAGGCGCTCAATAAACTAATTCAAGGTTCGGCTGCTGACATGACGAAGCAGTCCATGGTCCAATGTTTTGAAGCGGGGTTCCCCCCTCTGCTTC